GGCGAGCTTGACGAAAGAAGACTTAGCAAAAGCCGCCGCGGCGCTGCTGTTTGGCGGTGGGCTCATCGGGGTGGCGGCGACGCTGGCTAGCGTAAAAGCAGCGAGAAGAAAATTAGCAGAAGATGCGCGAGCATCAATTCAAAAATCAATTGCAGAAGAAATAAAAGAAGAGCTTGAAGAAGCATTCGCAGACAACATCGCCTACACGCAGCAATGTATTCTATTGTCATTTATGGGAAATTTAGTTGCTGCAAAAAAACAAAGAGATAGGAATTTTGGAAAAACTTCCTTACCATATAGGGGTGAAACAAAAACAACAAACGCTCCTATTAGGATGCTTGGTGAACCATTTGGATTTGTTAATCGTTTGGTGGTCGAACCAAGCCAAAAAAGGTTTTTTTCAATACCAAACCAAGTCTTATCTTCGTTGGTTCCTCATATAAGATTTTTTAAAGTAGAGGCTGATGGCCAAGGGAAAGATGTTGAAACAGAGGTAACATTTGATTCCAATGGAAGAAATAGTGTATATAACAGCAAAAATGTCTTTAGACCCCAGCGCGGACATGGCGTTGGCATGAAATCTTTCAATTTTTCATATGATGGGACCGATCCATTTTCAGCTAAAAAGATGATTGCAGCAAAACTTAGTATTTATGCATCTACTTTTGACGAATTACTAAGAGAGAGAGAAGATTCCAAGGGAAATCAGTTTAAATATGCTGAATTAGCCTTGAAAACTGGTGGCATAGGAATTAATGGTAAGTCTCTTTCTGAAGTTGAAAGAGAAAATCTAGAGAAACTAAACTTTAGACTTAAGGCAACACTTGGGTGGGCTTTACCAAATGAAAAAAATAAGTTTTTTTCTAAACTTGATGATGAATTAAAAGATGCAATTTATGATTCTTTTATAACAATATATTTAACACCGACAATGCACAATTTTAGTTTTGATGAAACTGGTGCAACAACATTTGATATAGAATATTTGGCTTATATTGAAGATGCATTTGCACAATCTTCTTACAATATCTTTTCAAGTATTGTAAAGGAAAAAGAATCAAGAGATGCTGTGTTTCAGTATTTTGAAGAATTGGAATGTGATTTAAAGTCTGGTAGTAATCCAAAATTTAAAGATTTTAGAAAAGCAGACGAAACAATTCTTTCTGAAATTAATGCTAGCGCTTTTCAAGAAATAATGAGTAATTTGCAAGAAAAAGAAAAAATCTATTATTTAAACTTTGATAAAGAAAGTATTCAAAAATTAAATAGAAATCCGGCTGATGCTTCGGTTATTTTCCCGCCACCCACAACTGACTTCTCAAAAGCAATAAATTTTGCATCTGCAATTAGTGATGCGGCGGACGACTCCACGGGCGTTGTTGACGCTGATGAGGCATTATTATCAATTGTGGCTGTATCTCAAGATAATAATTCTGTTCCTTATTTTTACTTTGGTGATTTAATTGAAGTCGTTATGGGGCTAATAGAGGTAGATTTGTTAAGAGGTTCGGTCAATTTAGAATCATCAACATATTTTACAAAAATACTTCAAAAAAAGGGAGGAATCGGAAGATTTGACCAAACTCAAATTAAGAAAAAGGTTGTTGGACAAAAAACAAAAAATCTTAAAAACAAGTTAGAACAGTTTAGAAAAATGAGAGTTATTCTTGGGCCAATGGAAATGTTTACTCCTCTTAAAACAGATGGTACCATATTATGTTCAATCGCGGACATACCGATTTCTGTTTCGTATTTCTTTGACTTTATGTCTGATAAAGTTCTGGCAAAAGATATTATTTCATATCCGTTTTCTAAATTTATAAAAGATATGATAAATGATATTATTGGAAATTTTTTAAATTCAGATAGTTGCACTAGAGTTGATAACTCGCAAAAGTTAAAACTCAATAGCACAACTGTGTGTGCCTATAATCAAAACAAACATGGAGATGTTTCGGAAGGGGGGACTTGCCTCGATGATATAACATATGCCATCCTCAGAGGCAAAAAATATGAAAAAGGAAAGCCCCCTCTAACACTCTCAGGCAAGCGCGGCGTAGATTCTGATTTGTTAACAATCGAACGTATGATGAGTTATTTTGTTTTTACAGTGGGGCGGAGGTCTCCTGTCAGTAATTATATTGGAAATAAGGGCAGAGATGAAAGTGTTGGTATTTTTCACTATATGATTGGGCAAGATAGTGGTTTTGTAAAAAATATTACACTAGAAAAAACAACAACCACGGGGCTAAAAGAAGTTAGATTCGAACAAGAAGGATATAATGGCTTGGAGCAATTAAGAGAAGTTTATAATGCTAAAATAGAAACTTTTTTGAATGTTCAGACTTTTCCCGGTGTATATGTTTATATTGAGCCCGGCGGATTTGCTCCCAATACAACAGAAGATTTAACTAGATTTGGTATTGGTGGGTATTGTATGGTTACAAAGACTGAACATAGCATTGCGCCGGGAGTGGCTGATACAACATTGCATACTGTTTGGGTTGCAAGCAAAGAGGGAGACAGGAGTAAAAACAATAAACTTTTAGCTGGCAAAAAAATAAAAAAAAGAGTAAGGCAACCAGAAGGCAAAGAAAAAATTAAAAAATGTTTAGCTGGACCACACCACCTTGGGCTACTGGCAACTGGAAGAGGGCAATACAAAGGAATGGATGCTAAACAAAGAGCTTCTTTAGCTGATGAAATTATAAACAGCGGTGCCTATTCTATGGGTGTCGAGGATGATGGAGATTAATAATGGGAGATTTTTATAAAGAAGATAACTTCGAGAGCACAATAGATCTTTTTAATAAATCTGTTGTTTATAATGGTGAAGTGCTTGAATATTCTGAAACATATTCAAATGTAGTGGATTTTAATGTTGGTGAAAAATACTTCTATGGAAGAGTAAACAGAGATTTTGTAAGCATTCAATTAAATGAAAAATTGGTTAATCTCAAACAGATCAGAGCTTCTCCCGAGGTTTCAAATGTTAGAGTTTTAAATTTTGTTGCTGATGGATTTCAAGAGCTTTCAAGGCAATTTACGAAAGCAGCACAAATAGGCAAAATTAACAAAAATGATCCATATCTCACAAATTTGCTAGCCTATGAAGGCTACAAAAATCCAGATTCGGCATACTCTGATTATGTAACCTCCTTTTTAGATTCTGTCAAAATAAAAGTCTCAACTGATAACGTAAAATTCAGAGATATACAGGAATTCATTCATTATTTAAAAAATTATGTAAGAGCAGTCGGAAAAACATACCCATTTACAAAAACAGCTTTTGTTAAAAGTAGATTTAATGATTATAATACAAATGGATTAACCATTGAAGTAAGTGATCTTTCTTATGTAGATGATCAGCAAAAAATAGACCTATTTATTAATAGCCCAAATTTTGAATATTATTTAAATGCTTGTAATAATTTTGGTTTTATGGTAGACAAATCGTCTCCTTGGAAAATAACATTAGATGTTGGTAACCAAGATGTAATTGATGGTTTAATGAAAAAATATGGTTATACAAGCTTGGATTCTCTTCTTATGGTAGGATACAAAAAAGTTCATCTTTCATATTATGATCAATTTAAGAAACAAATATTAAATATGTATAATCAAGTTGCTAATAAAGCTTTCTCAACTTATGATGTTTGTAATGGAAAAATTAGAAATCTAGTTATACAACCAGCAACCTATACTAATCAACAATACACTGATTTATTTAATGAACAATATTTTTTAAAATTATACTTTATGTTTAGATTTATAGAAGAAGAGAAGAAATATTCAGTAGCAGCAAGAGAAGAGATTATAACAGATTTTATCAATATGTCAAGAAATGAAACAACCCTCGACGTGTTGTCTGCATTTGAAAAATTTATATCTCAACCATTTGACTACAGAGGATCACTCAGTTATCTTAATAGGGCAAGACAACTTAGAGAGGACACATGATTTTCCAGACACTTGACGACAAGTCAGAGTGCGTCGGGGTTTATGTAGATGGAAAGCTACATTTTGACGGCATCCCCGATGACCTAACCAAGACGTGGAAATACACAGGCTCAATACAGGACAATGCAGTTGAGTATGCTTGGCTGTATACTGGAGGAAAAGACCTTCAAGCAGCCTGTCCTGAAGAACTAAAAGAAGAACTCACTGAAGTTCAGAAAACATTCAAGGCTTATTTGAAGTCGTTTGAGATTGGCAAGATAAACCTGCGGGATAACTGCTTTTTTGATCTTGTACCATCTGATTTTCTTCTTGAGTTCTGCGAAGTTCGCAACAAGATTACTCAGCATGTATTCGAGAACAATTCCAGACCAGAGAACTATGATCATCTTGATCGAGCATACAAGTTGCTCCATAAAATCAAATACCAAAAGCTGAACATCAATGTAGATGGGTGTCGCCATTTGATGAGCACCACAGGCGACCGAGAAGACATCAGGATGCTTGTAAAAAAGAAGTCGCACTATGTTGACTATAATCTTTTTGGAACGATTACAGGTCGCCTGACGACCAACAAAACAAGCAATCCTATCTTGACCATGAAGTCAAAGTTCCGAGAACTAATCAAGCCAACGAATAGCTGGTTCTTATCTCTTGACTACAATGGTGCAGAGATTCGTACCTTTTTAGGTCTTTCAGGTCATGAGCAGCCTGAAGACGACATTCATTTTTGGAACATGGTTCATCTCTATGGTGGTTCTCCTGTTGATAGAGAAGAAGCCAAAGTTAGATTCTTTTCGTCATTTTACAATAATGATGATAACAGCCTTGAAGACTCGGTTTATAATCGCGAGGGTGTGCTTGGCAAGTATTATGATGGCAAACACATCACGACTCCATTCGGTAGAAAAATCAAGGTCGAGAATCGCAAGGCTTTCAACTACATCATTCAGAGCACTACGGCTGACCTTACGATCGACCGCGCCGTGGCTCTTGATAATGTGCTTGAGGACTGCAAATCCAAGGTCGCTTTTATCGTTCACGATGAAATTGTTCTTGACATTCACGCTGAAGACAGATACAAGATACCTGAGTTAAAGGAGGTGTTCCAAAACACTAAACTTGGTAGATTTAGAGCAAATGTAAAAGCAGGCAAGAATTATGGTATAATGAACAAGGTAGAGCTATGATTTCGCTGATAGGCATAGGCGAAGCTGGCTGCAATGTGGTCTCTCTGTTCGAGAATCACAAGGAATACAACTGCTTTTTGTTTTCTCCTGATCAAGAGAACACAAAATACACACGAAAGTTACCGAAAGTAGCAAAAGAAGAAGATTGTGAGGGAGAGGCACCCAAATTATCTTCATACAAGACAAAAGAGGCAATACAAGACAGAGTTCAGGTGTTCCTATGTGGTTCATCGTTCTCTGCGAACTATACATTAGCAATACTAGAGCAGATAAAAGAAAAAAAGATAGAAATTTTCTACATCAAACCAGATGTAGATTTACTGATTGGAGATGTAAGGTTACAAGAGAGAGCAATCTTTGGTATTCTACAAGAATACGCCCGATCTGGATTGTTTAATAGTTTCACTATCTTCTCCAACCCAGCGATCGAGAAGACAATAGGCGAGATCCCAATAAAAAAATACTTTGAGATGATAAACAAAAACATTTATTATGCTGTTCATTATCTAAATGTGTTTGACCATACGACACCCCTCGTGGGTAACCTAAGCAAACCAACAGAAGTGCAAAAAATACGCACTATTGGGATCATTTCAGTAGATAAATTAAGTGAGCAATGGTACTATAAAATGCAGGAAGATCGCGATGTAGCCTACTATTTATGTATAGCAGCCAGTCGCCTTGAAAATGATGGAAAGCTTCACTCAAAAGTCATCCAAAGTCTCAAAAGCAAGCCCCGAAATGCGTTCAAGAATGTGACTTATGCTATCTATGAGTCGCCTTACGAAACGGACTTTGGATTCTGCGTGGCGCACACAAATTTTATTCAAAATAATTCTTTACACACAGAGTAAGTCGTGTTATATTATTTTTGTGAGAGCGAGAAGCACTCACATTCTATTCACCTCGAAAGCTGATAAGCACAAGAGGTTTTAAATGGCTGATACGCCGAAGGAAAAAACAATGAATAAGGAAATGTACGAGTCCATGAAGACTCAGGTAATTGTAGAGAACCTAGGAATCGACCGGATTAACTCCACTTCTAGTGACTCTCAGGTTCGCCAAGCTGGTGAACGCCGAGCACACGTCGAGAATCTCGCCGAAGAGATTGAAGCTCGCGGGCAGGAAATCCCAATCACAGTTGAGATCCTTCCCAAGAATCACGATGGTACTTCACAATATAAAGTAGTTGAAGGCAATCATCGCCTTGCTACTTTTAAGTACCTGCTGAAGACAACGGGAGATACCCGTTATGCCACAATCAAGGCGGTCATAAAGTCATTTAACAATGATTACGACCGCCTTAAGTACCAGATTGAGGCTAATAACCACACTGGAGTGGCATTAAAGGGGTCAGTTGATGATGCTATGGTGGTGCTGAAGTCATTTGTCTTTGGTAAGCAACCTATTTCTGGGGCTCCTCCCATCATTCGACGCCTGCACGGCTCTGCAAGCCTCAACGTGCGGGATCCAGAGGCATATAAGACTATGCTCACAAAAGCAGTCAAGTCGCTTTGGCCAGACTATAACTCAAAGAAGCGTAACAGAATTGTAACTCGCTTCCTGTTAGATCCAAAGCTACCCGGCAAGTTTGCATCTTTTGATGCTAAGTCGGTAAGAGATCAGTTCCATGATTGGGCTGAGGCAGAGGATGAAGTTCTTGGTGCAGTTTCCACCGACGGACAAGAACTTTACAGCATTCTTCCTATTAAGAATGATAACTGGATCGACCACAGCCTGATGGGTCTTGCTTTCAGAGAAAAGACTGAATCTCAGGTGAAAGAGCATCACAGAAACATTGCAGTAATCTTCTGGAAGGATATTGCAGGTAAGACTTTCGGTGAACTCAATGAGCATCGAAAGAAGATGATCTCCAAGATCAACAAGAGAAACGATTCACGCGTTCTCAAGAGGGGTGTCAAGATGATAGATGCAATCTACATCGCACCCCAGAAGCGAGGCGGGTGCGATGAGAAGGGATTTTACAAAGTTCCTCTAACATCGCGTGGAAGATCGTTCAGCACCAAGCAGATTCCAGATTCTGGCTGGGATACTGAAACATCTGACTCATCAACCATCGCAGCATAAAAAAAACAAGGGCAGGGCATTTTTTGATGCTCTGCCCTTGACACAATCACTCAAACTAATTATATTACAAATGAGCAAGGGAACGCTCCAAACATCACCCACCAGAAATACTCTTGACAGGCTATGATCAGAGTGTTACATTAAGATGGTAAGGAACGCTTACTATACTATACCCAACAACAAGGAGACTATAATGGGAATCAACATGGAGCTAATGCGGCAGAAGCTCGCCGCACTACGAGGAAACGGAAAGAGCGATCGAACCAGTGTGTGGTTCAAGCCAGAAGAGGGAGATACAGATGTCCGTATTGTCCCGTCAGCGGACGGAGATCCACTTAAGGAGGTCTTCTTCCACTATAACATTGAAGGACATCGAGCAGGTGTTATGTGTCCGAAGCGCAACTTCGGTGAAGCGTGCCCAATCTGTGATTTTGCTTCTAAACTATGGAAGGATGGGACTGATAACAACGATGAGGAGACCAAGAAGCTTGCTAAGTCTCTCTTTGTCCGCAATCGTTACTTCTCGCCAGTAGTGGTGCGTGGTCTTGAGTCCGAGGGAGTCAAGGTCTATGGTTATGGCAAGACTGCTTACGAGCTTCTGCTTGGTTACATTCTTGACCCAGAGTATGGCGATATCACTGACCCGTCAGGTGGTACCGATATTACCATTACATACACCAAGCCAACACGACCCGGCGCATACCCACAGACCAACATGAAGATGCGCAGGAATACCAGCCCTCTTCTTTCTGATAAGGACGCAATCCCCGGTCTGCTTCAGAACATGCCAGACATCGATGGTCTGTTCACTCGCCATACCTCTGCCGAGGTCGGTGCTATCCTTGATGCAATGCTATCAGGCGATAACTCCGCAGAGTCTCGTTCTCGCGAGACTACGCAGTATAACAACACCCAGAAGTCAAGCGTTGATAAGGCATTTGACGAACTAATGGCTGGCTAGTAAAAGCGTGTCGCTCCAGTCGCCCCCACCCGTAAAAAGGTGGGGGTTTTCTGTTGCGCTTTTAGTAATTCTGTGTTATAATTACTACTGGGCTTCGGCTCAAAATTAAATAAAAATAAAGAAAAGAAAAGTTAAAAACAAGGAGAACTTAATGGCTAAAGCAAAAGCTAAGGCTGGACGTGTATCTATGTCTGACCTTAGAGCGATGATAAATAAAAAGGCAGGTCGCAATGTCGCTCACGACCTACGAGAAGACAACCCAACAGAGGTCAAGGAGTGGATCCCAACAGGATCACGCTGGCTTGATTCTATTATCTGCAAGGGCAAGTACGCAGGCATTCCAGTTGGTAAGGTAACAGAACTTGCAGGACTTGAGGCAACAGGCAAGTCCTTCCTCGCTGCCCAATGTGCCGCCAACGCACAGAAGATGGGTATTGGGGTTGTGTATTTTGATTCAGAATCAGCAATTGATCCAACTTTCTTGGAGAAGGCTGGTTGTGATCTTGGAACCATGATGTATGTTCAGGCGCAATCTGTTGAATTTGTGCTTGAGACAATAGAAGAAATTCTAGGGGCAACCGATGATAAGATGCTCTTTATCTGGGACTCTCTCGCATTCACACCATCTATCTCAGATGTTGAAGGCGATTTCAACCCACAATCTTCAGTCGCAACAAAGGCACGTATTCTTGCTAAGGGTATGTCTAAACTAATCGTGCCTCTAGCAGACAAGCGTGCAACATTCCTTGTTCTCAATCAGTTGAAGACCAACATTCCACAGGGACCGATGGCTCGGCAGATTGCGATGACCACCCCCTACATCACTCCCGGTGGTAAGGCGATGCATTACTCTTACTCTCTTCGTGTCTGGCTTACAGGTCGCAAGAGTAAGGCAGCATACGTCAATGATGAAAATGGTTTCCGTATTGGATCCGAGGTCAAGGTAAAGTTAGAAAAGTCTCGCTTTGGTACACAGGGTAGAACTTGTACTTTCCGTATTCTTTGGGGCACAGACAACATCGGTGTTCAATGTACAGAGAGTTTATTTGAGGCTCTCAAGGGTTTTATGAGTGTCTCCGGTTCTTGGTACACACTTGAACACAATGGTTACTCCAAAAAGTTCCAACCTAGTAAGTGGGTTGAGGTAATGAAGTCCGACCCAGAGTTCAGACAGCATGTTTATGACTTTATGGATGAAGTGGTGATCCAGAAGTTTGAGAAGCGCGAAGGCGAAGCATCAGACTTTTATGAAGTAACATAAAAAGTAAGAGTTTTTATCTTGAACGCCACTATTTATTGTAAAGGAAAAAACAATGAATAGTGGCGTTTACTTTATTGAGAATACCAATAATAATAAGATCTACATAGGCAGTTCAAATAATGTTGATAAGAGGATGAACAAGCACCTAAACCTATTGAGGAGGGGCAAGCATCACTCTATCATCCTGCAAAATTCTTGGAACAAACATGGCGAAGACAGCTTCCGCTTCTACTTG